AATAGTATGCACCATGCTATTAATATTTATAGATGCAGGTGCATTAAAATTTGAAGTCAGATCCTCTTGGGTTGACTTATTACAATTAGTATTAATAACAGTGATCGGCGCTTATTTTGGTGGACGATCATTTGAAAAAGTAAAAAAATAAAAAAATGGGAAAATATTTTAGTGTAACAAAAAAAATAGAAGTAGCAGCCTCTAAGCAGCACGCTAGTAAATTTGCAAATGGTCAGATTATTGCGGATTGGCAGCCTATACAAATTCCAAAAGGAGCCTGTTGTTTAAGATCTGCAACTATGTTGGTAAGACCAAAAGGAGACGCAGATCCAACTAAAAACAGTTTCGCGATGGATATTCTGTTCTCAAAAACAAATACTGTTTCTTTAGGAACAGTTAATGCAAACGCAGACCATATACCAAATCCTGATATACTTGGATTTATAGAAATTGACACTGGTAATTACGGCGCAAGTTCGTTGAATAGTGTTTCTATAGCTACAACATCTGTAAATGGAGATCTTGAATCCGCTTCCCCGCCTTTGGTATTACAAGGAGATCCAACGACTGGAGATAATGTGGGTTATGACACTATATACGTAGGTATATTATCTAGACACGCTGATGTGGATTTTATATCAATAAATGCTATAGCTGAGAATGGCACTGCAGGTGCCGCATCAACACAAGTTATAACAATGGATGGTACCAGTATGGACGTGCGAGAGCATTTTGCTGCTGGAGATATAGTTCACATAGGAACCTCAGTTGGAACGCCGGCCGCAGATAGTTTAATTGGTACAATTGCCTCTGCTGATAGCGCAACACAATTAACATTAACTAGTACATCTGCAACTGATTTAGTAGACGGCGATATACTCTATAACTTACATCCTATTACATTGGTATTAGGATTTGAAAAATAAGAACAAATTAAATTAACTTAAATTAAATAAAATCATGGCAACAACAAAAGTAAAAGGTACAAGTAAAAAAATTAAAGAACTTAAAGGTATCAAACCTGAAAAAATAACTGACGAGCAGCTAGAAAAAGTCCAAAGCGTAATAAACGATATAAATAGAGCTCAAATGGAACTAGGTCAAATGGAGACTAAAAAACATGCGATGTTACACCATATATCTTCGTTACAAGAAGGAGTTGGCGCGATAAGAGAAGAGTTTGAAAAAGAATACGGCACGGCTGACGTTAACATACAAGATGGAATAATAAATTATCCAAAAGAAAATGGCGAAGTTAATAAGGAAGATTAGTATAGGTAAAGACTATAAGAACGACGCCATGCACTACGCTGTTGGACAAGAGGTATACGGTGGTCACACTATATGCGATATATTAGAAGAAGATGATAAGTTTTCTGTTTATATCAAAAAGAATAAAGACGTGTTGCCTTGGAAAGACTTTAACAAAAACATGGCTGTATCTGTAGAGTATAACCTAGAATACTAATGAAAAGCGTTTACAACTTTGTTGTAAAGCCAAAAGGAGAAAGATATAACAATACTAAAAAGCTAGATGGTGGAGAGTTAATACTTAACACAGAAATTTTCAACCATCAGTATGTTAATAGAGAAGCAGAAGTTATATCAACTCCTATAATTGGTGATACAGATATAAAGCCTGGCGATACAGTTATAGTGCATCATAATGTATTTCGTAGATGGCATGATGTAAAAGGTGTAGAAAAAAATAGTAGAAGTTTTTTTAACGAATACACTTATTTTATAAACCACGATCAAATTTTTTTATACAAAAGAAATGACACGTGGACAGCTCCAAAAGGTTATTGCTTTGTAATACCTTTAAAAGCTACAGATCAATTTAATATTGAATCTGAAAAACCTTTACAAGGTATTGTTAAATATTCAGATGGCACAGTAAAGGTTAATGACTTAGTTGGTTTTAGACCAAGTAGTCAATACGAGTTTATCGTCGATAGCGAAAGACTATATAGAGTTTTATCTAATTTTATTACAATCAAATATGAACGTCAAGGAAACGAAGAAGAATATAATCCAAGCTGGGCACAAGGCAGTTGAAGAGCTAATTAAAGTGGCTAAAGAAGCTATTGTAGATTCAGATGATGACTTGACAGCAGATAGACTTAAAAATGCTGCAGCTACTAAAAAGCTAGCTATATTTGATGCGTTTGAAATACTTAACAGAATACAAGAAGAAGAAAACTTGTTAGAAGGTAAAACACCTGAAGAAAAAAAGCAAACTACTTTTAAAGGGTTTGCAGAAGGAAGATCTAAGTAATGTACGAGCAAGATTTAGTAAAAATTGTAGAGCCTATAAAAAAGACTACTATTAGTAGACTTAATAAAGGTAAAAAATGGAAACACGGGTACGATAAAGAACACGATGTTATAGTATTGTCTCACACTGGGCAGATAGGTGAAATAATAGAAATACAAGGTTTAGTCATTGCTTTGCCAAAAGTTCCGAAGAGTGTGTATAGCAACGATAAAAACAAATGGGTTAAGTTTGAGCAGCCGAAAGAATTAGAACGTTTAAAAAATATATTTGACTGGAGGTCATATCCTGAAGAACAAAAAGAGCAGTGGTATGATTATATAGACGAAGAGTTTAAAAGAAGAGAAGAAGGCTTTTGGTTTACAAACAATGGTAAGCCAACTTGGATAACAGGTACTCATTATATGTACTTGCAATGGAGTAAGATTGATGTAGGCGCACCAGACTTTAGAGAAGCTAATAGGTTGTTTTATATATTTTGGGAAGCTTGCAAAGCAGATAAAAGATGTTATGGTATGTGTTACCTAAAGAACAGAAGATCAGGGTTTTCGTTCATGTCATCTGCAGAAACAGTTAATTTAGCCACTCTTGCAAGTGATAGTAGATATGGGATACTTTCTAAAACAGGTGCAGATGCAAAGAAAATGTTTACTGACAAAGTTGTTCCTATATCGATTAATTATCCTTTCTTTTTTAAACCTGTACAAGATGGTATGGATCGTCCTAAATCCGAGCTTGCTTATCGTGTACCTGCTAGTAAGTTTACAAGAAAAAAAATTACAGCTAATGAAAAGCTGGAAGATATACAAGGGTTAGATACAACTATTGATTGGAAAAACACAGGTGACAATAGCTATGACGGTGAAAAACTAGCACTGCTAGTACACGATGAAAGTGGTAAATGGGAAAAACCTGATAATATATTAAACAATTGGCGAGTTACAAAAACATGTTTAAGACTAGGTAGTAGAATAGTTGGTAAGTGCATGATGGGTTCAACATCCAATGCTTTAGATAAAGGAGGCGATAACTTTAAAAAATTATACAATGCATCAGATGTCACTAAGCGAAATAGAAACGGTCAGACAAAGTCTGGTTTATACTCTTTGTTTATCCCAATGGAATGGAACTACGAAGGATTTATTGACGAGTACGGAGTTCCAGTATTCACTACTCCTGACACAGATGTGCTCGCCCCAGACGGTGAACTAATAGATATAGGTGTAATAGATAACTGGCAGAACGAAGCTGATGGTTTGAAAGATGATCAAGACGCTTTAAATGAATTTTACCGCCAGTTTCCAAGAACTACAGAGCACGCGTTTAGAGATGAAACAAAAAACTCTATATTTAATCTCGTTAAAATATACGAGCAAATAGATTATAACGAAGAGATGTCTAGAACTTTAGGAATTACAACTGGTAATTTTCAATGGGTTAATGGCATAAAAGATTCACAAGTAATATTTTACCCAGACAATAAAGGTAGATTTAAACTTAGCTGGGTTCCACCTCAGCAATTACAGAATAGAGTGGTACTTAAAAACGGTATAAAATACCCTGGTAATGAACACATGGGAGCATTTGGTTGTGACTCTTATGATATATCGGGGACTGTAGATGGAGAAGGGTCTAAAGGAGCATTACACGGCTTAACCAGGTTTAGTATGGAGGACGCTCCTGCGAATAGCTTTTTTTTAGAATACTTATCAAGACCACCTACAGCTGAAAT